ACAATCACATCATCAGTCAAATTGGAAAGTTTGTCCGCTGCGACATCTGCTGACAAAATCGGCTCATCTTACAGCATAAGCGGAACAAATATAACAACTACAAGTGGAGACGCTGCAAGTGTTGGCGGCTTTGGATCTGTTACAAATGGAGTTCCCGCAGTAACTATGCCAAGTGCAACACAAACCACTGCTGGTGAAACCTTCAGCTTCACTCAGTCATACTTAGAGGGTGATGCTACTGCTGGATCAGCACCAACTGTCGGAACTGTAGGCAACTTCAGTGATTTGACTTCAACTGCCGCTGGTTCAGTGGGAACAGCAGCCGTCACTTTAGATCATCACACAATGAGTTTGACAGGTGGAACAGGAACAGGGGTTGTTCTAACTGGTCAATTCGTTACAGACTTAACTGTTGATTAATGTGGAAATATCTGCCGCTTATATTTTTTATTAGTCCAGCTTATGCTCAAACTGTAGTACCAAATTTTAATTCTGCTACTAGCACCTCACGCAGCGTCACCACAAATAACCTCACAGAGCAAATCCGAGAGGTTCGCTATAATTCGGGATATACCTACAGTGTTACTGGTTCTGGTATCTCATGCGGCAACTGTGATTCAATATCCATGCCAAATGCCACAGTGACAGAAACCATCAATGGAACTACCTACGAATGGACAGGCTTAAATATGGATCAAAAACCTCAATGGCAGCAAACCTCGCAAAGCTTTCAATTTTCAGAGTTTTACAAAGGGCCTTCATTAGAAAGCGTGATAGATATAACAAGGCAAGTGACCTCAGAGGTGGTAACAGATACTACTATTATATTTTCCAACTAATAACCCTTTTTTCTTGTCTGCCTAGTTACGCAAATAATTCAACAATCGCCAATCCCCAGTCAAATACAAGTTCTTCGGTATCGAATTTCGCAACACAGGTTTTGACAGGGCCTATGACAGAAAACAGCTATGGTGGTGGTATTCAATGTTCTGGAGCTACACTATCGGTCAGCCCATTCGCAACAACCTCCGTTGCAATAAAGCGTCCTCAAGACTACATTTTTCATACGCCAGTCTACAACGAGGCAACAGACTCAGATGGAAACTACACAAATGCGGGTGAGATTCTCTACTACAGAGAAAACTACAGCGGCAACAAAGATGCCACTTCTTTTAATTTTGGGATAGCTGCAACAATATCTGTACCACTTGATAAGCGTTTTCAAAATGCTTGCCTCAAAAGTGCAACCACTCAAGAAAAGATAATGCGGCAACAATTATCGACAGCCAGATTGAACTACGAATTGGCCAGATTGAAAAATTGCCATGAACTCAGAGTCACTGGTGCTGAGTATTCTCCAGATTCTGAATATTTTGGCCTTTGTGCAGATATAGTAAGTAAACCCAAAATGAACCAAGTTATACCTCATACACACAAAATTGAGCTAAATAAGTAAATTTAGTCCACTCAGAATCGCCTGTGAGGGGCTTGTAATTTTGCTTACTTATGTTTGTGCCTTTGATTT